CTTGAAGATGCGATCATTATATATCGTGTCCAACGTGCGCCAGAGCGCAGAGTATTCTACGTTGATGTGGGTAACATGCCATCACACCTTGCTATGCAATTTGTGGAACGTGTTAAAACGGAAATACATCAAAGACGTATCCCATCGTCGACAGGAGGTGGATCAAATGTCATAGACAGTAGTTACAATCCACTGTCAATCAATGAAGACTACTTTTTCCCTCAAACTGCTGAAGGGCGCGGCTCTAAAGTTGAAACACTACCAGGCGGTACTAACTTAGGAGAAATTGATGACCTTAGATATTTTACTAATAAGCTCGTACGCGGTTTACGAATCCCTAGTAGCTATTTGCCTACCGGCGCTGACGACTCAGCTTCACAGTATAATGATGGACGAGTCGGAACTGCATACATACAAGAATTAAGATTTAACACATACTGTGAACGTTTACAAAATCTAGTAGTTGAAGAATTTGATACAGAATTTAAACGCTACTTACTTGAAAAAGGTGTAAACATTGACACAGCAATGTTTGATCTTAAATTTCAACCACCACAAAACTTTGCAAGTTACAGACAAGCTGAAATTGATAATGCACGTATTCCAACATACACGCAAATGGCAGCAATACCGTATATTTCAAATAGATTTGCAATGAAACGTTACTTAGGATTGTCAGAAGAAGAGCTTGCAGAAAACGAACGCTTGTGGCGCGAAGAGAATGAAGAAAACTTAGAACCAACACCAGGTGATCCAAGTGCAGAAATGCGTGATGCAGGTATTAGTAGTGCTGGCATTGGAGCAGACTTAGGTGGTATAGAAGACGAAGCGCCAGAAGGTGCTGACGGAGTTGAAGGCGGAGAAGGATCTGCACCTGATACTGTTACTGGAGACGAACTAGGTGCACCAGCAGCAGGAACTGAGCAAACGATATAAATACAATATGATACTTAGAGAATTATTTTACCACGACCCTGAAACTGTTGCTCCCGTAGAAGACAAACGCTACGAGGAAGACTACGATGATTCATCTTTAGAAAAAGATGATACACGTAAAACACGTTTAACTCTAAGTCAAATCAATCGAATCCGGAAAGCATCTGAGCTACATACAGAAGAAAAGCGTGAAGAACAACAGTTCGTTAAGCAAATGTATGGTATAGCAGCAAACGCAGAACCCGGAGTATAATAATTGCAAAAAATAGCGTTCGTACTAGGCAATGGCACTAGTCGACAAACTATAGATCATACTGAACTAAAATCAAAAGGAACTGTATACGGGTGCAATGCTCTGTATAGAGAATTTGATCCTGATTATCTTGTAGCAGTTGATATGAAAATGATTTTAGAAATTAATAATGTAGGGTATCAGCATAGTCATGCTGTATGGACTAATCCTAATCGTGCATATAATGGCATGCATGGTTTTAATTTTTTTCAACCAAGTAAAGGCTGGAGTAGTGGACCAACTGCATTACATTTAGCTAGTACACATGATACAACTGACATTTATATTTTAGGTTTTGATTATAAAGGTCTTGGTGAAAGAATTAATAATATATACGCAGACACTCCAAATTATAAAAAGAAGCACGATCGTGCAACATTTCACGGCAATTGGTTGAAACAAACTATCATCACAACTAAAAATTTCTCGCAAAAGAGATATATAAGAGTGTTAGGAGAGAGTGGGTTCATACCAAAAGAATTTTCAAACATTAGCAATTTATCACACATTTCAATTGAAGAATTTAAGAAAATCTTCAATTTTTCCTGATAAATTGAAAAACGGTCTGTTTTGAGCCTATTTCTACGCACTTTTCTGTTAATAGAGTAAATATATTATGACAGCCTCGTACAGGCGCATAGCTTGTGCAGCAATTAAAACATTTATAGGAGAACGCAATGTCAGATCAAAATAAATTTGAAAAAATGCTAGAACTACTTGTTAACGAAGACAAGGCAGCAGCAGAAGAACTATTCCACGAGATCGTTGTTGAAAAATCACGCGATATATACGAATCACTACTAGAAGACGAAACAGATGTTGATGAAGCAACTGACGAAGAAGTAGATGAAACAACTGATGAAGAAGTAGATGAAGCATCAGATGAAGACCTAGACGAAGATGACTCAGAAGAAGTTGAAGAAAACTTTGACTTAGACACTTTTGAAGTAGAAGCAGATGACGACATGGGCGGAGACGCAACTGACGACATGATGGCAGACCTAGGCATGGACGACGAAGGCGAAGAAGGCGACGACGAAGACGCACCAGAAGGTGATGTTGAAGATCGTGTAGAAGACCTAGAAGACGCACTAGACGACCTTAAAGCAGAATTTGAAAAAATGATGGCTGGTGATGACGAAGGCGAAGACGATGGCGAAGAAGCTGACGACGATGCTGAAGAAGCACCAGAAGAAGAATCATTTGCATTTGAAGCATCAGATGAAGAAGTTGATGAAGCTACAGATGAAGAAGTTGAAGAAGCAGCTGACGAAGAAGTTGAAGAAACTGAAAAGACAGCAAGCGAAACAATGCGCGAGTATGTTGAAAAAGTATCAGCTACAATGGGTGACAACGGTGCAAACTCAAAGTCAACAGTAGCAAGTGCTAACAACATGGGCGGAACAGCAGGTAATTTAAACCAAGCTGGAACCGACGCTGGTGCAGAAGCCGGAGCAGGAAGTACAATTAAAGGTAATGCTTTAAGTGATACAAGTGCAAAGGACATGAATACCAAGAACGTAAACGTTCCTGGTGGTAAGGCAGCAAAAGCTGGCAAAACCGAACCTGGACACGGCGCTGAAAAGAAGTCGAAGCCAGAGACTGCTGACAACAAAAAATCTGTTGTAGGCAAATAAGAACGATAGTAAGGACTAATAGATGAGAAACTTACAAGAGCATTTGACATTCGACCAAGCTAATATAGTGCTTGAGGGTGCCAACGAAGGAAAAGACCTTTATTTAAAAGGTATTATGATCCAAGGTGGTGTCCGCAATGCTAATCAGCGAGTGTATCCTGTAAATGAAATAGGCAGGGCTGTCAAAACTCTCAATGATCAAATTACTGGAGGATACAGTGTTCTCGGTGAAGTGGATCATCCAGAAGGACTTAATATCAATATAGACCGTGTTAGCCATATGATAACTGAATGTTGGATGGATGGCGATAACGGTTATGGAAAACTGAAAATTTTACCAACACCGATGGGGAACCTAGTTAAAACAATGCTTGAAAGCGGAGTTAAACTAGGCGTCTCGTCACGTGGTAGCGGTAACGTAGCAGAAGACGGCAGTAATACCGTTTCTGACTTTGAAATAATCACTGTGGACGTTGTGGCTCAGCCTAGCGCCCCTGGTGCATATCCAACACCCATTTATGAAACACTTATGAATGCACGTGGAGGGATGAAGGCATACGAATTAGCACAGGCAACTAGACACGACGACAAGGCACAAAAGTATCTTAAGGAATCACTGATTAATATAATCAGTAAACTCCAATGAAACAGGAGAAAGTAATGATAGATGCAATAAAAACTCTATTTGAAAACGATGTTGTTTCAGCTGAGATTAGAGACCAAATTGAAGAAGCTTGGGAAAGCAAAATTAACGAAAATCGTTTGCAGGTAACTGCTGATTTACGTGAAGAATTTGCTACAAAGTATGAGCACGATAAGTCAACTATGGTTGAAGCTATCGACTCAATGCTTTCTGAGCGACTTGCTGAAGAGATTGCAGAGTTTGCAGATGACCGCAAACAACTCGCAGAAGCAAAAGCAAAATATGCTGTTGCAATGCGTGAAAATGCAGATCTACTGAAGGGTTTCGTTGCTGAAAATTTAGCAAGCGAGATTAAAGAATTAAGAGCAGACAAAGTAGCAATGGCAGAAAATTATGCCAAGCTAGAAGAGTTTGTTGTTGAGTCTCTAGCAGGTGAAATTGCAGAATTCAATGAAGATAAGAAAGACTTAGCTGAAACTAAAGTACGTTTAGTACGCGAAGCTAAGACACACTTCGCTAAAGTTAAAGCTAACTTTATCGAAAGAAGTGCAACAGCAGTATCTGAAATGGTCGGTAAGTCACTTAAAGGTGAAATTACTGCACTTAAAGAAGATATTGATACAGCACGTAGCAACGACTTCGGTCGTAAGATATTTGAAGCATTTGCAAATGAGTATACTTCTTCACACTTGAATGAAAATTCAGAAGTAAGTAAACTAATGAGCGTATTAAGTGCTAAAGATAAGCAATTGGCAGAAGCGAAAGCATTTGCTACTAAAGCTAAAAATCTTGCAGAATCAACAAGCAAAGAGAAATCACGCTTAATTGAAACTGCTAAGAGAGAAAAGATTATGAACGGTTTGATTTCGCCATTAGGCAAAGATCAACGCGAGATTATGACAGACTTACTGGAATCAGTACAAACTGATAGATTGCAAAAATCTTTTAATAAGTACCTACCATCAGTTATTGATAGTAAAACTCCAGCAAAGCAAAAGGCAAACATCACAGAAGGCAAAGAAATTACAGGCAATAGACCCGTAACAAACACAATGACAAATAAAGCAGACGAATCGAACGTATTAGACATACGCCGTCTTGCTGGATTAAATTAAGGAGATAATGATGTCAGAACTACTAGAATCACGCTGGGTAGACACCAAAACTGCTCTTCTTGAAGGCCTGCAAGGCAACAAGAAGTCTGTAATGGCTGCTACACTAGAAAACACTCGCAGATACTTGTCAGAGAGTGCAACAGCAGGCGCAACATCAGCAGGTAACGTAGCTACACTTAACCGTGTAATCCTACCAGTTATCAGACGTGTTATGCCAACCGTTATTGCTAACGAACTAGTTGGCGTACAGCCAATGACTGGTCCAGTTGGTCAAATTCACACGCTACGTGTACGTTATTCAGATACAATGAATGACACAAGTGCAGGTAACACTGATACTACAGCAGGCGAAGAAGCTCTAAGCCCATTCAAAATTGCTGAAGCATATTCAGGTGATGCGGCAACTGCAAAAGCTGCAAGTACTGCTGCTTTAGAAGCAGAAGCAGGCAGAAAAATGTCAATTCAAATCTTGAAGCAGACAGTAGAAGCTAAGACACGTAAATTGTCAGCTCGCTGGACGTTTGAAGCTGCACAAGACGCACAGTCTATGCACGGTATTGACGTAGAAGCAGAAATCATGGCAGCTCTTGCACAAGAGATTACTGCTGAGATTGACCAAGAAGTTATCGGTTCGCTTGTAACTTTATCAGGTGCGGCTGCACAAACTTATGACCAAACGGCTGTAAGTGGTACAGCTACTTTCGTAGGTGACGAACACGCTGCTTTAGCTGTTCAAATTAACCGCGTAAGTAACTTGATTGCACAACGTACACGTAGAGGCGCAGGTAACTGGGCAGTGGTATCACCATTTGCACTAACAATCCTACAGTCTGCAACTACAAGTGCATTTGCAAGAACAACTGAAGGTACTTTTGAAGCCCCAACTAACACTAAAATGGTTGGTACTTTGAACAACGCAATGAAAGTATATGTAAACACATATGCAGCAGACGATGCACCAGTACTAATCGGCTACAAAGGTTCAAGCGAATCAGATGCAGCGGCATTCTATTGCCCATACATCCCGCTAATGAGCTCAGGAGTTGTATTGGATCCAGGTACATTCGAACCAACAGTATCATTCATGACACGTTATGGATATGTTGAGTTGAACAACACTGCATCATCGCTTGGTAACGCAGCAGATTACTTAGGTAACGTTGCTATTGCTGGCGGTGTAACTTTTAGCTAAGTTTTACTTTAAAGTAATTAAAATAGGCGCCTAGTGCGCCTATTTTTTTGTCTTAAAAAGCAGCAGACAATAAATAACTGCAGAAGAAACCCAACTACCTTAGAAAGGTAAAAAAAATGAAAAGGACTATTATTATAATGTCTGCAATATTTTCTATGATTGCAGCATCTGCCTACGCGGATAATAAAACAATAGAACAAAGAGTAGCTGACTTAGAAAAAACAGCACCATCGTTACCCGCAGGAGTTTTTATTAACGGTGAAGTCGAATTATATATTGACCCTGACTCAACAACAAACAAATTAGACACTAGCGCAGAAATATTTTTAGGATTTGAAAATGAAATTAATCATTCTATAATAAACTGGGCAGGTGCAAGTACACGCTTTGATTCAAAGTATTCACTAGACAGAACAAAAGATAATACTATTGTTGAAAAACAATTAGGATTTGGATTTGCAAATAATACAAGATTGTATTTTGGTGAAACAGATGCTCAACGTTTAGGCTTTGCAAAAACAGCTAAAATTGGCGCACCATTAATTATTACAGAGTCAAGTAGTAGAATTGACCATAATGAAAAAATTGTACTTACATATGGTGGCTGGCAAAATAGCAATGAATTTGAATTCGATGAATACAGATTACAAAGACAACTGCCATACGGTGTTGCAATAGGTTATGACCCAACTAATGAAGTAATGTATGCAGGAGCAACAGTAAGCCTAGCAGGACTAGCAGAAGTATCGTATATGCGTATTGCCCCAGAAACTGGATCAGCACAAGAAGGTTGGTCTTTAGGTTCGCAAATACTTCGTAGATATGATATTCCAGTAGGTTTTGGTATTGAAGTATGGGACGATAAAAATACAGGAACATACACAAAAGATAACAGAATTGATATAGGTGTCATGTATAACGTAAATAAAGAGTTTATGCTTACTGCACATAGAGTTGAGAATGACGACATTGGAACAGACGCAATGTATTACGGTGCATTATATACTGTAGGCGGAATTCAAACAGGCATTTATTTACATCAAGTAGATAGAACAAACACATGGACCGGACAACAAACTGAATATGCTGATAGTATAAAAGCTACAATTAAATATTCTTTTTAAAAAAAATGGTTGACATTGTTTGTAATGATGTTATATTAAATACATAAGCTAGACGACGGTTTAGATTAGATAGTGCAAGGAACGGTGTTGCGTAGTGACACAACTTGGCTAGTAGCTGTAGTGGCAACATATGATTGTAGAGATACAAAGATATGTTTTTGGAAGTAACTATCCGATGCTAGGCTCCTCTGAATATAGCGAGAGCTACTAGGAGGTTGTTGGTATTCTCAAAGTCCAACCTATCACTTTATTATTAAAAGGCTCGCATTGCGGGTCTTTTTTTATGGCTAAATATTCTATGAAGCATAACTTATTATTTGCACTTTTTGCATTATCAGCCTGTACATCCGAAGCACAAAATTCACAAGTTTTATCCACAGCAATACCGTATATTGGTCACAGTGAACGTTACCATAGAGAAGAATTAAAGGATTTATTAGATGTTGATCCTGTGTATACGCAATGGTGTGCTGCATTTGTAAATTCAGTATTACAAGAAAGTGGTATTCCTAGTTTAAACCAACCCGGAGTAGCAATATGTCAATTGTGTAGCCCAAACGAAGCCCATCCATATCCTTTAGCTGCACGTAGTTTTTTACATTGGGGTACTAATGTAGATGTTCCGGAAGTAGGAGATATTGTAGTATTTCCAAGAGGACCAAACGTATTCAACGGACATGTAGGATTTTACCTTAAAACAGTAAATGTAAATGGTATCGAATATTATTCAATTTTGGGCGGCAATCAAGATAACAAAGTTTCTATAAAATTATATAGATCTGACAGAGCCTTAGGTATAAGACGATACGTAGAGTAATTGATAAATACTAATGTCAAATAGTGTGCCGCAAGGCGGACTTATGCTGCACCACAGCGTAGCCCATAGAACGGGCATAGGACTACTTTTTATAGGAGAAAAAAAATGGGAAGACCACTTAATAAAAGATTTTTCGGAACACCAACAGCTGGTGGATCTGAAATTAAAGTACGTTTTCGTGCTACAGGCCAAGTTGAAGCAAACGGTTGGATTGTAAAGCAACTAGGATCTAAAAAGTTCCGTTGCTACGATGGTACTAATACAATGGATTGTACACTAGCTGATAAAGCACAAGGTACATTAGCTGTAGGCGAAATGACAATTACTGTAAAAGACGATGGCGGAACAGCTCGTCAAGTTACTAAAATTGCAGGACGTCAAGTAACACTTGACTCAGGCACAAAAATTGCTTGGAACTTCAGTAATGCTACAGATGATGCAGCAGTTGAGATGGAAGAAGCTGGAACAGCAGCTGACTTCACTGGCGCTGACGATTTCGAAGCTGACTAAGATTAGATTAGGGGGATTAAATTCCCCCTACTTTTTACGTAGGAATAAAGAATGTCAAAATATTTAGATATACCAAGCGGTGATTATAAAATATCTGTTCAAACAGGCGGCAAGATTGAATTAAACACAGGTCTTGAAGCTGGAACTGTTGAAATTTCTGGTAACTTATTAGTTAAAGGAACACAAACAACAGTAAACACAACTGAATTAGATATTGAAGATAATATGATCACACTCAATAGTGGCGAAACTGGTGCAGGCATCAGTGCTGTCGGTAGTGAGTCTGGTATGACTATTAATAGAGGAACTTTACCTGATGCAGATTTTAAATTCGACGAAGATGTAAGCGGATTTATAGCTATTGATTCTGCAAGTCAATTAATATCATTAGCAACAAACAAAATAGATTCAAGAAGCCAAACATTAACATTAGATGCAGGGTCAAGCACAATAAGTGTAAACCCTACAGTTGATTACGAAACTAAAGTATTTACATATGCAGGTAACAACTTAACTGGTTATGATTCTGCAAAAGCAGATGTAATACCCAATGCAAAAGCAGTAGTTGACTATGTTGCATATAACTTTGCAAACGTTTTCCTACGCCAAATTGGTGATGGTGATGTAACAGTTAGTAGTATCGAAATTGATGATTTCGAAAACAGTGGTGTAGATAGTGTAATTACTTTTAAAATTGATGGAAACACTATTGCAACAGCAACAGACGATGAATGGGCTTTTGATAAAGTAAGAATTACCGGAACAGTAATTGAAACAACTGATACTGGCGCAGACGATTTAACTCTAAGAGCAAATGGAACAGGTGCAGTACGCATTGATGATATGTTGCACATTAACAGTGTGCCTAGTCAAGATGATAATACATTAGTACCAACATTTCCAACTGAAGGTATAAAATTATATGTTGATAACCAAGGCATTGGTAATACTGGAATATACTTTGCAAACGCAGAAAACAATCGAGATGAACTAGTAAGTAAAAATAGAGCACTCCTTTTTGGAATGTTATTTTAAGGAATAAAAATGGCAATAGTAAACGCACAATTAACAACAACACAGTTAGACTTGCTAACAGTTCCTGCAAGTAAAACATACGCAATTACAAATATTTTAGTTTGTAATTCATATGATCCAGACGCAGCAGACGCAGCAACAAAAGATGCAAAATTTGATATGCATCTAATTCCAAGCGGTGAACCGTTGTCTCTAAATAAAACTACTGTAGTAAGACAACTAACATTGCCAGCAGGTGAAACATTTACATTTGATTCAGAAAGAGTTATATTAGAAGTAGGCGATAAGATTTCGTTTGTTGCTGAACCTGATATTGGATCAGGAAACACTAATCTCGCTGCAACAATAAGCTATATGGAAGTATAAAATGAGATTACTTAAACGTCAAACAACTAACTTGAGAAGTATACAGGGCAAAGGTGTCCAATATGATACTGACGATCAAGTAGTTGTTGATAGTACCCGTGCAATGAAAGTACCAGTTGGTACTTTAGCACAACGTCCAGGAGAGTCTGGAGTACAAACAACTTCTACAATTGGACAAGTTAGATACAACACATCTGATCAACAGTTAGAAGCATATCAAAATGGTGCGTGGAGAGAAGTACGTTTTAAAGAACCTAATCAAGATCCTGGTATTGTTTGGCAAAATTTAGGCGTTGGTAACGTAACAGCAGATGAAACAGTATTTGGAGAATTACAAAGTAATGATACAGATTACCCAGTTCCTGCAACAGCTAACAACATTATAGTATTAGTAGAAAACGTAGTTCAAATACCAACAACAAACTACACTATACACCAAACGGCTGCAATAACGTCAGGCGGCGCAGAACAAGGACCTAATCATCCTTATACTTCAACTGGATCAGGATGGTGGATTAAATTTACAAGCCCGGTTCCAACAGGCAAGCCGGTCACTGTAATTCATAACTTAGACAAATAAATACATTGTCAAAGGAGAAGTAGGGCATGCCAGAACCACAAACAGGCCGCATAGGCGGCGGAGTACTTAAAGATAACTTAGAACGCCAAGGCGTTAATCTTAACTTTAAAAATACTAGCAGTGATATTCCGCTTCTTCACCTTGACGTCAACTCACAAAGAATTGGTATTAATAGTGCAGCACCAACAGATGCACTTATGCTTACTACTCCTATTAGATCAACAAACTTAGTTTCAACATATAATAATATTGCAAACTTTACAATTGATAATAGTCGTATTGAAGCATTAGGCGGTGATGGATTTATTAATCTTAATGCAGCTAATAATATTTTTGCAACAGCAATTGCTACAGATAATCTAAAAATAGATTTTAATACAATTAGTACAACAACTACTGATAGTAATATTGAGTTACGTCCAAATGGTAACGGTACAGTTAATATCAATAGTAATTGGAATATTACAGGATCTCTAAACGCAACAGGTAATATTCAAACAAGTGGAAATTTTACACTAGGTAACGATGACGAAGACAATGTAAC